CGCCTCGAAGTAGCCTTCGGGCAGATCGTAGCTCGCATCGAGCGTGGTGACGGCCGCGATCGGCAGGTTCCGATAGAGGAATAGGCCATTCGCGCTGTTGTCCGGCACGGGCCAGAGGATGATGGTCCCCAGCCCGCTGGCATAGGAGGCGTTGTAATAGGCGTCGGTCCACAGCGCATTGGACAAGCCCTTCACGCGGATGTTCTGGAAGGCGTCATCCGTCAGCATCGCGCGCGGAATCTCAATCTGGGGCGTGGACCCCGCCAAGAGCAACCCCCACCCGCTGATTTCCGCCACGCTCGCCGGCCGGCTGGTATTGAAATCCCCGCCTGGGCCGATGGTATAGGGGTTGTCCGGGCCGCCCTTGCCTGCCGTCAGACTGAAGGTCTGCCGCACGTTCGTCGGAGAGGTCAGCGGCATCAGCTTCCAACTGCTCTGCATGTTCCGCAGCCGTGCTAAGCCCATCTGCGCAAGATCGTCCGGGATCGTCTCTCCCGGCACGAACACCCCGAGCAGTTGAAACGCATCCGTGATGATGGTTCGCGCGCTCGTGCTGGTCGGTCCAGGCGGGCCGGCGGCCAGTTGCGCCTGCTGCGCGAGCGTAATCGTGGCGACCTGCACCGTGGCCGGAATCGCCCCCGCTCCGATGAACGTGAACGCAACGAGCGCCCCGTCCGTCTCGGCTTGCGTCGGGAGATACGTGTAGTAGCCGTTCCCTTCCGCCGTACAGACGCCACTCCCCACGGACCCAAGCGTTTGCACCCCGGCGTCTTTCGTGATGAAGACCGTGACGGTGCCGACAAACGCCGCCCCCGTGCTGGCGTTGATGAGTTCGCCGCCTATTGACTGATTCGGCGCGTTGCGGATCATGGTGGGGCCAATCCTGGACCAACCGTCTTGTTACTGTTCACGGCCCAGAGCGCCTGAAACGGAATCGATGGCGATTGACCAATCGTGCTCCAACTCAGCAGACCATCCGTGCTGGTTCGCCCGCCTTGATAGAGCTTTGTTTTGAAGGTCACAATCATGGCGTAGTCGTGGCGAGGATGTTCGTCGCATCCGCCCCCGCTCCCGTAAACATGAACGCGAGATTGTTCCCGTTCGTATCCGCCGCCGACAGATTCACGGTATACCATCCCGACCCAATCTCGGTCGGGGCATTCGTCAACCCGGCAAACGCGGCGCCGTCAATCGAGACCGTGGCCGTGACCGTCAGCCCGGTTTTGCCGGTGACATGATCGACGGAAGAGGCCATGAACCAACTGAACCCTGATCGTGCGGCGTTCTTCTTCAGGCCGGAGGGTACATGCGCGCCCAAATCGGTCGCCGTCTGACTCGTGCCGCTGACCTTGCTGACATCCACCCGACCTGACGCATCGATGACTTGCGTGGCAAAATTCGTCGGGAACGTTTGCGTGAGGCTGTACCCGGTCTTGTCGCTATTCGTGATGACCACCACCCGTCCGGAGCCGTCAATCGAAAAGCTCGAGAAGTTCGTTGGTAGCGTGAACGTCGCCATCCGCGAGCTGACCGCCGCGTCGATGCGGGAGACGCCAAACGCCGTCCCGTCCTGATTGTCCACCTGCGTCAGTTCGATTTCCAAGGGCACGGGCGCCATGTTGGTCGCTCCCTTGAGGTGAATCGCCACCGACTTGCCCGTGCTCAAAGCCGTATTCGGCGGGCAGAACTGATACCAGCCGGGCATGTTCGTCGCGTCGATTTCCTTGAACCCGCTTGACGTAAATGTGCCCACCGTCATCGTCACGAGGCTGATGACCGTGGCCGTCGTATCCACGTCCTTGTGGTAATAGGCCGTGAGACTACCCGAGGCATTCGTCAAGCCGGCGAGCCCGGCCCCCACGGTGCTACTGGAATCCTGGATAAAGATCTGCAGGATGACCGACGTGGACGCTTGTTTGAGGCTGAGTTTAGCCAACGGGATTCCTAAAGAATGACCCGCCCACGCCGTCGCCGTTCAAGAGGCCCGGCAGAAACAGCCCCCGCGTGACGGCGCCGCTCAACTGCCACGCCCCAATCGTCGGAGACGCGGGCCGCGTGAACAGGGAAATGTCCGTGGGCGCATTCGTCCCATCTAACACCCCGTTCCCTGCCAGCGCCGTCGCCGCTACCGCTCGCAAATCCGTTCCACTCGCGCCAGCTTGGACAAACGGTGTCGTCGCGTTGAAGGTGACGCTCGTTTGGCTACTGGCGCCCGCGCCTGACGCCGCATCCGTCGCGTTGTTGGTGCTCCCGCTGTTGTTCGTCAACGGCGTCGTAAACCCGAAGATCGCGGTCGATTCCACGAAATTGCCTGACGAGGCAGCCACGCCCGTCCCGCCCGCCGTGAACGACGGGTTGCGCACGACCGTACAGCCCAGCACCGTCAGTCCATAAAAGCCCGTGATCGCGGCGTCCGGCGTATTCACGTTATTCACGTAACACACGCAATTGATCACGAGAGAACCCGACCCGAGCTGATACAAACACCGCGGTACGTTGTCGTTCTGCAGGAAGCAGTTGCGCACATCCGTCCGCGTCCCGCCGGACCCCGAGATCGTCTGCCCTTGCGTCTGACACTTCACCTGCAAGCGCTCGATCCGCGTGAAGGCGACGGCATTCGTGATCGGATTCGCGGCATAGCTCGTGTCCGTGCGCACCCCGACTCCGTTCGCCTGGTTGTAGGCCAGCAGATTCGTTCGCACGTTCGCGTTGTCCTGGAAGGACTGCCCCGACGCCGCCGTCAGATGCAAGTAGCGCGTGCTATCGGTCGTCGTCCCCGAAATCGTCAGCACGACCGCCGACGCCGAGTAGAATTCGCTGTCGTTGTAGGCTTCGCCGCGCCAAATCTCATCCACCGCCGTCAGATCTACCGGACAGGCATCTTCCCACGCCTGCAAGGTCGAATAGTCCCGACCGCCGCCTGACCCGATGGAGTGCGTAATCGTCGTCGGCATCAGCCAATCACATTCGGTGACAGTCCGATCACGTTCGGATCCACAATCGGCGATTTAAGAATCTTCAGCAGCGCGATCTGAGCAAGCACGTTCGCAAAGACGGCAGCAAACATTGGCGTTGTTCGCGTATCGTCAGCCAGCCAAGCCGGGAACGCTGCCGGCCACGCCGCGTTGTCGATGTCCAGCTTAAACTGACGCGTCTGCAGCGTCTTCGATGGGTTCAGCGGATCGATCGGCAGTTCCGGCGCGCAGAACGTTGACGCGGTCGCGAGGTCCAGCCCGAAGACGCGGATGATCCGATACTGCGGATCCGTCTTCTCCATCGCACCCCAGGTCCAGCCGTCCGCCTGCGCGACGACGACGTCCCCGCGCTTCGTGCATTGACAGTTCGCATAGAAATCGACCACGTTGGTCTTGTCATGCGCGCGGACCAGGAGTTCGGCCATCAATGATACGCCTCATCCCAGCCTGTGCGCGTCTGCGAGATCTGTCCCTGTGGCTCCCGATGTGCATAAATGCACCAGAACAATGTGTTGTCAACTAGCGCCGTAATCTCGTGCTTGACGTGCGCGCGCACGAGGAAATACGACGGCGCGTGGAAGTCGCGCTCGATCACCGAGCCGTCCTGAAGGACCGCCTTCACGTGGACGCCACCGCTGAACACGATCGTCGTGTGATCGAAGTTGTGCGTATGTCCGTCCACCTTGTCCCCCGCCTTCGGCAGCGGGTTCGGCCGGATGTAGATGTTCCCGCTAGCCCATTCCGGTAGCATCACGCACACCTCCGAATGTTGCTACGAGGCTGAAGCGACGTCGGCGACGGGCCGACGCGGAGGCAGGTCGCACAGGCGCAGCCCGGACGCGCCCAGAGCGCCTGCATCGCACGCTGCTGGGTCGCACCATCCACGCGCCCCATGCCCCCGCAGACGCAGCACGAGCCCGCGCGGGCCGCGCAATGCGCACACGTTTCCGTCGTGGGCGCATCGCTTGACGGCCAGCCGAGCGCTACGAGCCGCGGGGATCGCGTCATTGCACCGTCACCGTGAGCAGGTTCCCGAGCGCATCCTTCGTCGCCATCGTTGCGCAGCCCGACGAGTTCGCCGCGAGAAGCGTCACGGGATATGTGCCCGCCGTCAGCGGCGTCGTGAACCAGATGCCGCCCGTCTTGGTCAGGTTCGCGCCGACGACCGGCTGATCGGCCGTCATGCCGTTCACCGAGACGGTCAGCGACGTGATCGGTGCGTTCGGGGAGCCGAGCTGGAAATTGAGCCGGGCTTGCGAGCCGACGCTGCCTGTCGTGTTCTCGAGCTTCGTGATGAAAATCGCCACGGCGGCGGCGCCCAGCGGCACTGCGCACGGATCGCCCTGGCCGCTCGTCGTGAAGACTTCGTTGCTGGGGCCGGTCTCAGCACCGGACGCATCGTAGGCCGTCACGACGAAGTAGTAGGGACCGGCCGGGAGGATTGCCGACGTGAACTGCGTGACGAGGCCGACGTCAACCGTGGTCGGCCATGTGCCCTTTGACGTGCCGATGTGGACGCGGTAGCCCGCCGTGAGGCCATCCGTGTTCGCGTCCCAGGCGAGCGTCACCGTCTGCGGCGTCTGCAGGACGACGAGGACGCGCGGCGCGGCCGACGCGACTGCGGGGAACAGCAGCCACGGCAGCAGCGCCAAACCCCACGCGCGCCAGGGCATCATGCCTACGCTGGAGGCGTATTCGCGGTAATGCCCGCCGCCAGTCCGGCCGTGTTCGCGTTCAGCCCGGTTTCGATGTCGCTGATCGCCGCGATGATGTCGGCCGACGCATTGCCCGCCTTCGCCGCCTCCTTGAGCGCGGCAATCTGGGCCGACAGCCCATTCAGGAGCGTGACCGCCGACTGCTCAACCGTCGTCTGCGCCGTCACTGCCGCTTGCAGTTCCGCGAACTTCGCCGCCGATGCCACATCTAATGCCATGAGGGCCGATCCTTGCGCGAGCAATTGGGACAACATCGCGTGGATGTCCGCGAGCTGGGCCGCCGTCGTCGCATCCGGCGTCCAGAACACCTGCACCTTCACCGCAGGCGCACCGTTACACCACGAGCGCTACGTCCACCGCCGTCGCCGGGGCGGCCGCTCCGCCCGCCGTCGTCGTGGCGGCAATCTGCAATCCCGCGATGAACGACACCGGCTGCTCCGGTGAAATCACCACGGATTGCACCGTGGGCACCGCAATGACCCACGTCGGCACCGTCGTCCCCAGCGTCACGTCCGCCGGCTTGGCGGCATCGAAACACTGGATATACGTCGTCGCCACGGCCGCGTTGAAAATCTGGATCGACCAGAGTCCACACGGGCCGTACTGCTTCACGGGCTTCACCGTGTTCGTCAAGCCGTTCAGCGAGAGCGGGACGGCCATTAGACCGCCGCCGAGAAGGGCGTTGCCGCCGTGCCGCTCGAGGCATACTGCACGTTGACGGACCAGACCGCCGGCGCCACGTCCCAGCATTCAACGTAATCGCCAATCGTGCCGAGCCCCGTCGTGCCACGATTCCACGTAATCGTGTCCGATTCGGTCGAGACCGTGCCGGTGTTCGCCGTCAGGAATGACCCTGCCGCCGCCCCGACCGTGTACGCCGCCCCGCGCATGAAGTCCGTGGCGCTCGCCACCTTCACCACGACCGTGCCTGACGTGATCGTCGTTCCAATCAGGAACTGGTAGTGCGCCCCGCTCCCGGTCGCCGCCGGCAGCGTCACCGTACAGCCCGTCAGGCTGTTGATGACGGTCATCTTGCCGTCATTCACGGATGGCGATGGCGTGAGCACGGTGCTCGCCACCGTCACCGGCGGCAGGTTCACAATTAGATTGAAATCCGTTGCGCCCGTCCGGTCGTAGCCCTGATTTGGGACGAACGCGCCGCCGCTACTCGTGACCGGCATCGGCCACCTCCTTGCGCGGTCGCCCGCGTCGTTTGATGGGCGTGACTGGCATCGCCGCGATGTGCGAGTCTGTCTCGTCTTCGGCCCGCTTCACTTCCCGCTGGGCTGATTCGCTCATGTGCCGCTCGTGGTAGTGCCGCTCCGCCGCGAGTTGCGCGATGGCAAGATTACTCGCTTCGACGGCGGCTACCGCTTTGACCTGATCGACGAAGAAGCCGCGAGAGACGAGATTCGCTTCCTCCTGTGCCGACTCGGCCACCCGGCTGTCCGTCTTGACGATGCCTTCGTCGGTCTGGGCATAGAGGTAGAGCATCTTGGGATACTCCGTGGTCACGAGCTCCCGATACCCGCGGAAGCCGTCCCCAGGATTCCCGTATTCCCATTTGCGAAGTTCCTTCGCCATCGCCGTTTCCGGCGCGTAGAACACACTCATGTCTCGCCTCCGGTTAGGTAACGGTGATGCCGACCTGGCTTTCGAGGTTGTAGAGGCCCTGACTGACGAGCAACGTCACGGTGCACCCCTTGAACGCCGCAAACGTCGCGGTGCTGTGCGGGGAGCCCGTCACGCCATCGGCAATCAGCGAGGGGGCGCTGACGATGTGCGCCGCCGCGGTCTGCGAGCTGAACGTCAGCCGCAGGCCGTCCGCCGCCTTCGTCGGCGTCGGGAGCGTAATCGTCGCCGCCGTCGCCTTGTCAATCAGGAACTTCGTGTCCTGGAGCGGCAGCACGAGGGTCTGCGTCTGCCCCAGCGTCAGCACCATCGGCGTGCTGGGCGGAATGAGGGACGAGAGCCCGAGCGGCGCCAGCGGGAAATCCCCGACTAGCGCCGAGGTCATTACGTTCGCCAGCAGGTCATGCGCGATGGCGACCGTGCCTTCCCCGCCGCGCGTCCGCACCGTGATCGCCGTGGTCGAAGGGACCGCCACGACGAACATGTATTCGTTGTCGATCTTGACCGGCTGCCCGGCCAAAAAGCCGGTGGACGAGGTGAGCGGGATCGTGATGTCTGCGGCGCCAATCGCCGCCAAAAGAGTCGTTGCTGTCAGAGCCATATTAGGAACTCCAAGCCTTTAGATGTGAGAAGTATGGTATAGTCGCTCCATGCCGAATACGCACATTGGCGACCGACATGGACGGTTGACACTGCTGGAATTCATCCCAGGAGGTAAACATCCCAAGGTGCGCTGTCGCTGCGACTGCGGCACCGAGAAAGTGATCCAGCGCGACAACTTGGGCCGCACACATTCGTGCGGCTGCATCAAACGTGAAATGTTGCAGGCGAAGGCCACGCACGGCATGTCGCAGAGCCCTGAATTTCGCATTTGGGCCGACATGCGCCAACGGTGCCAGAACCCGAGCAACTACCGCTTTCCAGAATGGGGCGGCCGGGGCGTGACGGTCTGCGGGCGATGGGATGCGTCCTTCTCGGCTTTTTATGCCGATATGGGCCAACGCCCATCCTCGCGTCACTCCATTGACCGCATCGATAACAACGGCCACTATGAGCCCACCAATTGCCGCTGGGCGACAGCGAAGCAACAGCGCGAGAATCAGCGCCGCACCAAGATGTATACCTTCAACGGCATGACCGGCACGCTGAAAGATCTGGCGCGGCATGCAGGTATCCGCTATTCGGCTGTGCATCAGCGCGTCACAAAAATGCAGTGGCCGCTCGACAAAGCCTTGACCAAACCGTCCCAGCGCCCTTAGTAAACTTACCACTCTAGCTCCAGGCGCGCAAAGCGAAATACGGAAGCACGGCAGCGACGCCGTAGATGATGTCCACCCGGCTCGGATTCTGGTCCGTCTGGATGTTGTACTGTTCGACCCACCGCATCGAGACCCGCGCTGACTTGCTTCGGGCCATCGCCGTCCGCGCGCCCGCCAGATTCTCTTTCAGGTCCGCCATGACGAACGCAAACGCGCCGTCGTTGAATACGAGCGACTGCCGGGACTTCAGGCCCACTGTGCCAGCCGCCGTGCCGAGCGTGGCACTGACCGTGCCCGTCGCGCCCTTGAAGGTGATCGCCGCGTTGTTCGCCGGGGACTGCGTGACCGTCTGGAGCTGGCCGCTCGTGATGATGCTGGGCGAAATCGCCAGCGTCACCGTGCCCGAGCCCGCAATCGCCGCGGTAACCACAAACTCCTGCGGGAAGCCCGTGTCCGCGTAGCTGACCGGATTCACGCCGTTCACGCTGTCAATCGTGAACGTGTCGCCAGCCACAAAGGAATACGTGCCCAAACCCGAGAGGGCCAACGTCGCGCCCGTCTGGCCGGCGCTTGACGCTACCGGGGTGCTCGAGCCGAAGAACCCTGTCGTGAACATCGGCATGTTCGGGTCGTAGTACCAGTCGTTCACGCCCAACGCTTCGGAGGCGAACTGGCCGGTCTCGAAAATGTCCTTGTTCCCACCGAGATTGAACAGCGCGAAATTCGCCGTGACGACCGCGGCCTGCGTCAAGGGATCGACCACCGCGCAGTAGGGGTCCGGGACACCAAACTGCTGCAGCTTCGCCACGCCGTTCGTCCACACCTGATTGGAGCTCAAGGGCGTGCCGGGCGTGCCGATGCTGAAGTAGACCTGCTTGAAGACTTCCAGCGCCGCGATGACGTCCACCTTGTTCGCCAGCGACTCGCCCGCCGGCATGGTGTACCGCTCTTGGACCTCTTCCACCAGCAAGCTGGCATCTGCCGAGGACCAGCCCATCCCCACGTTCTGCTGATGGTTGATCGTGATCGGGACTGTCTGGTTCAGGATCGCCTGCTGTTGCAGGGCCTGACCCTCTGTGACGGTGAACCGCTGTGGGATGCGCGCCTGGACCGTATAGCCAATCTGCGCGCCCTCCGGCTTGTTCCGGAAGGACTCATCCCAGGACCGATCGAACTGGTTGACCAGCTTGATGCTGTTCTTCCAGTACTTCGCCACGTCCTTGGTCACCCAAGTTGGACTGATGAAAGTGTTCATTCTAAAGCACTTATCTGCGAGCTGGCCCTACCGGCGGCGACGACGGCTATCGGGGAACGCCTTTTCGTGTTCCTCGAACGACGCATCGTCGCCGGGCGGTTCGTCGCCCGACTTCATCGGCACCTGGGTCCGCGTCGGATTAGGCGGCTTCGGTGGGGGTTTGACGAGCGCCAGGGCCGATCCGACGACGGCGGCCGCGTGCGGCGCGAGGTAGCTTTCAAGAAGTCGCTGCATCGGCTTGTAGGCCAATGGATCATGCTGAAACGTGTCTTTGGCTAATTCCGCCGTCAACTCAGGATGACTTCCGAGGAAATACACAATGTCGGCTTTCCGGTCAGAGCCCAACATCGCCTCAATCATCACGGCCGACACCAGCGGGGCTTTCTCCACGACGGCATCAAAGTCCGCATACTGCGCGCGAGCTTTCACCTTGTCGGCTTCGTAGGCATCTATCTTCGCCTGTCTCGTCTCGAGCGCCTTGCGGTTCTCCTGAACCGCTCGGTTCAAGGCATCGTTGATCTGCCAGCGCCAATCGGCCCGCGCGTCTTGGTAGTCGTCGTAGGTCTTCTCCGTGTTGCCTTGAGCGGCCAGCCATACGTCAAAGGCTGGGAACGTCTGCGGCGTCTGCGGCCTCGCAGGGGGCGGCATAGCCGGAGCGGTCTGGACGGGCGGGGCTTGAGGCTGGGGAGCCTGCTGAACCGGCTGCGCGTCGGGCGCCTTGGACGCCTCAATCTGCTTCTTGAGCTCCGCGTTCTGCTTCGATAGTTCCTGGATGCGCGGCACATCCGCCGGAGTCGCTTGGTCCTTCGCCCGATGCCGCCGGTTACGGCGGGTGAACTTGCCCTGCTCGTCCCTGTCGGACTCGGCCGCCGCAATATCCGGCGGGGTGTCCTCTTCGGTGACTGGCACCGACACGGCCGCATCGTCCGGCCCCGCAGACGGCGCGGTCTGTTCACCCTCTGGCGGGCTGACGTTACTGGACAGCTCGAAATCGTCGATCGGATCGGCCATAGCGTACAAAAAAACAGCCCGCCGGCACTCTTCAGGTGCGGCGGGCTCGTGGAGAACGGTCGCCCGATAAAATTGTCGCTGAGTCTACGGTTATTTCTTCGCTACGTCAACCAGAACACGGATCGCCCGCGGATATTCGTTGGCGGTGATCTTCGTGTAGGTCTTGGTTTCCACGCTCTGCAACTGCTGCTGATGGAAATTCAGCGTCACCTGCCCCGACACGATATCGATCGCCAGCACCCGCTGGAGATCCGCCAGAATCCGCTGCAACTCCGTCATGCCTTCGACAGCTTCCAAATGCCCGAGTCAGGATTCTTGACCTCTCCGAAGTCTTCGGGATAGCCAATCCAGCCGCATTCATGGCATAAATAACAGTCTTCCCATGCGTCATAGGCCAGACGGTCCGACCGGCATTGAAGACAGGTCTTCATCGCCTACCGATACTTCATGCCCGGATGGCTGTCTGACCGCTTCCCGATGCTCGGAAACTTGGACGCCACCTTCGCCCGCACTTGCGCCTTGACCGCGGGCGTCCCGAACTGACTCACCCGTGACAAGGCATTCCGCGCATGGCTCGGATCGGGAATCGGATACGACCGCTGCGGCCCCGCGAACGTCTTTGTGGGGAGCGCATTACGGCGTGACGTGGTGAGTTTCGCCATTATTTGTACCTCATCCCCGGATGCGAACTGCCATCCGCGACGTGCTTGTACGTCAGCCCCGGATGGCTCGCCTTCTTGCCCGCGTGCGGTTCGGAGGGCTTCGGTGGTTCACTCCCCACCTTCCGATTGTGCTTGGCCTGCATCGCCGCGCCCTTCGCAGTTTCCTTGTTCCC